CTCTTTGTAGTTGATTAAGTCAGCTTCAAGCATTTCAATTTCGGCCTTACCTTCAGCTTTGAGTGCGGCGCCGTTTAACTGTGTACCACCTTGTGGGCTGGCTATAGTAGCAAATTTCTCACGTGCTTCACCTAGCATAATCTTACAGGTTGCTAGAGCATAATCTCTGAGCCATTGCTGTGCCTGCGGATCTTGCAGTAGATTAAAATCTGGACGATGATTGTGCATCCATACCAGGACTTCCTCTTCGGCTCGAGGACGTTGCATAATAGTCAAGAGTTTTGTAGTAGGGTTAAATGTAAAGTTGATATCGCTACCAAACATTTTACCAACCTGTTTCTGATAACCAGCAAACGCATAATAAGTAGCCAAGCCACCCATGTTAGTCGAAGCCAGTAAGTATGTGTTAGAGTAAGCTAGGTTAAATGGTTCAAACAATGTACCACCGGCACCACCTCCAGACCTTGATCCAATACTTCTACGGAATAATTGACGTATGCTCATTACTTCTTTGGGCATATAATAGTCAGTAACATCAACCTGGATTGTTAGGAACCCAAAACTTTCTTCTACTGAATTACTGCTACGCTGACGAAATTTTGCCAGAGCACGACCTATAGCAGTATTATAGTGTATAGGGTCAAGTTCTATATCCACCATACCGGATCCCAGCATGGCTTTGATATAATCTGTGACTTCTTGGAATTGATTTAGGGCTGGATCGTTGTCTATCATATCGATATTTAGCCGATAAATACAACTAACAGGAGAACTAATTTGCCCAGGCTCAGTCTTTATAAACCGGAAAAAGGCCCGGACTTTCGCTTCATTGATCGCATAGTCAATGAACAGTTCCAGGTTGGCGGAGTTGATATTTTCATACACAAATATCTAGGATCTGTAGCACCAGGAGAGGGCGAGGCTACTCCCACTACCCCTAATAATTCTATGAATCCTATACCTGAACTAGGTATTCAGGATGTGTTGTTTATGGAAAATCGCGATCGTAACTACGAGCCAGATGTGTATAGTATTCGTGGAATCTATACCATGGCTGATTTAGATTTTAATTTAAGTCAGTTTGGCCTATTCTTGCAAAGCGATACCGTGCTTATGCATTTTCATCTACGCAATTGTGTAGACACATTGGGTCGAAAAATCATGCCAGGCGATGTGCTAGAACTACCACACCTCAAAGATGAGTACGCTCTGGACAATCACTATGTGGCCCTAAAACGTTTTTATGTTGTGCAAGATGTATCACGTCCTGCCAATGGATTTAGTCAAACCTGGTATCCGCATCTAGTACGTGCTAAATGCGTACCGTTGATTGACTCACAGGAATTCAGTCAAATCTTTGCACAAGATTCGGGCAATGGTGATGGAAGTACGCTTAAAGATCTACTCAGCACATATAATCAGAGTATCCTTATCAACGATCAAATTGTCACACAGGCCTCGGTTGATGCTCCCCTCAGTGGCTACAATACCAGTCAATTCTTTGTCATACCCGTGAGCACTGGCACAGGACTAGTCCATGTCACAGATGCCAGCGATACCATAGATGACACCAGCATAGATACTCTAGATGCCAGCGTGGTGTTAAGTACTCCCAATGGTAATGTCTACGTGGGCTATGCATCAGGTGGTATACCCAACAATGCCGCGGCATTTGGATCCGGCATACAGTTTCCCACAGATCCTCCCAAGGGTCAATACTTCCTTCGTACAGATTATCTACCCAATGTCTTGTACAAATTCGATGGCGGTAAATGGATAATGACCGAACAGAATGTACGTATGACCATGAATCAGTTTGGTGCACAAGACGTCAGTACTGGTACATTCTTTGGTTCGCAGATACGACAAACACAAAAGACCAGTTTCATCAACAATACTACCACAGCCACTATCAATGGTCGCCTGGTAGTAGAAAAGCAAGCATTGAATTCTGTATTATTGCCAAAGGCAGACAACTAAAATGGATCACTTTTATTCCGGGCAGGTACGCCGATATCTCACTCAGTATATGCGAGTAATGAGTAATTTTTCTTGGAAAGACAGCGCGGGTCGATTGAGCCAGGTGCCTGTGCGATATGGTGATCCCAGTCGCCAGGCCAGTTCGCTGTTGAACAAGAACACAGAAAATGTCATGCCCACAGCTCCATTCATAGCCTGCTATATCAAAGGTCTAGACTATGATCAAACACGCTTGCAAGATCCTACATTTGTCAGCAAGGTACAAATACGTGAACGAGCCTTTGACGACAATACCGGGCAGTATCTTAACACACAGGGATTGGGATATACAGTAGAACGTATTATGCCCAGCCCCTACAAACTGACGTTGGTTGCAGATATATGGACAACTAACACTGATCAGAAACTGCAGATCTTCGAACAACTGGCCTATCTGTTTAATCCTAGTCTAGAACTTCAGACCACTGACAACTACATCGACTGGACCAGCCTTACTGTACTGCAACTAGACAGTACCAACTGGACCAGCCGACAGATACCCCAAGGTGTAGAGCAAAATATAGACATCTTAACAATGACATTTACCACACCTATATGGATCACGCCACCGGCCAAGGTCATGCGTATGGGTATCATCACTAAAATTATCGCTAATGTATTCAGCAATGAGCAAGGTGCGATAATCACAGAATACGATGACCCTAATGCTGTGTACACTGGTCTAGGTGATCCGTTGTTCCAAACTGTGGTCACTCCGGGCAATTTTGAACTAATGGTACTTGATGGTGTTGCTGGCCTGCTGACCAACGAGATCGATACTGCTGCCGGTGATGTTACTATGCCGGGCAATACTACGTCATGGCGCAGACTATTGGATTTATATCCCGGTCAATTCCGTGCTGGTCTTACTACATTGAGATTGATCAAACCCGAAGGCAATGAGATAGTTGCATATATCAGTCTTGATCCGTTAGATGAGCGTAGAATGCTGTTGAATTTTGACACAGATACCATACCTGCTAATAGCATTTTGACCAGTAGTGTAGACACTAGAGGCACCGTAGATGCTATCATCAATCCCGAGACATTTAGTCCTGGCGTTCCTGCAACAGGTATACGTTATTTGATATTAGAAAATATAAATGCAGATCTAGGAGCTCCTGGATACAATGGTCCTCAGGCATGGAAAAATGCAGACAACAGTGACTTCCAGGCAAGTGCAAATGACATCATTCAGTGGGATGGAACCAAGTGGACGATTATATTCAATTCTACTCGAGTCAGCACAGTTACCTATATAACTAATTCATATACAGGTATACAATACAAGTGGGACGGACATCAGTGGTCAAAGAGCTTTGAAGGCATCTATGATAACTTGTCATGGCGACTTGTGTTATAATTTTTAATGAACACTGACTCTACATCAACACAACAGATTATCTGCAGTGGTGGCTTATTTCTAGCCCGTGATACTCGTAGATTCTTGTTCTTGTTACGCACACAGGGCAAGACTGCTGGTACTTGGGGACTAGTTGGTGGTCGTAAAGAACCCAGTGATGCTACAGCGTTTGAAGCACTGAGTCGTGAGATACAGGAAGAAGTAGGTGCTACGCCTAAGATAAAAAAGATTATTCCTCTAGAGCTGTTTACCAGCAATGATCAAAACTTTCAGTACAACACCTATGTGTTGATGATTGATCGTGAATTTATTCCTACACTAAATGAGGAACACAGTGGCTATGCTTGGACTGGATTTGATCAATGGCCTAAACCCTTGCATCAGGGTGTAAAGAACAGTTTTAACAATCGTGCTGTTCGTGCTAAACTAGAATTACTATTAGACTTAATAGATTAAGGTAGCGTAGCATAGAGATCACGCTTCTGTTGATTGGTCAAAGGTGTGCCGTTAGAATCATTGATATCTACACTATTAGATACATCACGTTTAAAAATAACATAGTCAGTATTGTCTGGAGCAAAAGGAATACAAGAATTATCCTCGTATCTAAAAACAGCAACTATTTGATCCGTCATCAGATTCTTTATTAATTTATACATTTATAGCTCCGCTGAATAATCTAACCAACCAGATGAATTATTAATTCTAATAAATCCAGAATTTCCATTCGTAAGATTTGCCCCAGTAAACCAATAAAATTCAACTAAATTAGGAGACGCATAACCATTATTTGCGGTAATGCTTGTTAAAACAACATAATTACCTGCAGAACCAAGATAAAAATCAGATAACGCACTATACGAACCTGTTGGATTAGTTCTCATTGCTACCGGTAAAATAATAGGAGAATATCCTGATTGATAGGTATACAAATTAGCTGTAAGAATATTTACACCACTCGTTCCACTAAAGGCTTGAATTCTGTAATAGTACCTTTGACACATCTGCAGTTCTCTAGTATAGTCTCTATAGTCAAAAGTTGTAGCCGACGCACCTGCTTCTAATTGCACGCCAGTGACGTACATTGTAGCACCATTGGTGGCCAACAAATTAGTTGAACCAGCAGAGCCTATAGCGTAACTTTTTGTAGTCCATGCATTGGCAGTGTCTTGATAATTCGATCCAGCAGCCAATGTAATTCCAAATTCTAGGCCAATACTGTTGGTGGTATTCCAGGTTCCGCTGGTTGGTCCGGGAATTAGTTTGGTAATTTGTACCCAGGTATTGGCAGTAGGAATAGTGAATGTAAATGGATAGCAATAACTATAATTGCTGTTGAAAACATAGCCACTAAATGTACCTGTTAGTGAACAGTTTATCCAGAATGACACCGCAACTGACTGCGCTGTACTTGTGCCCCATAGTAGGTCCAATATGTTATAGCCTTCTATACGCTGGCTGAATGTTGCATATACTCCTGAAGATACTGTGGTTGCTGACCCAGAGGTGATCAGCGCACTGTAGTTGTAGCCCGGTGGAACACTTGCTGTGCTTTGTTCTAGATAAAAATATCCATTGGCACCTGCCCAGTAACCCCAACGATCTAGTGTGTTATATTTTAGTGTTGCGCTGGCAACTGTATTACTCACAGGTGAGCTACCCCTTTGTGCAAATGTCATTGCACCGTTGATCAATCTATTCTTGAAGGACGGTAGTGCTGACACAGCTCCCGGTACTCTGGCCCAGTAATTAGTTGCACTGGTATAGGAATAAGTAATACCATTGCTCAGTGTTGCAATTTGACCGTTAGTTGGGGAAGTTGGGAAGCTCATAGTACTTGTATTTAACTAATTTTTATTTATGTATGACTGAATTAATAAATGTTTGGATAATCAAATTGTAAAAG